GGCACGAAATTCAGCAAATTCGGCCCACTTTAGAGCCTTCTCTTTATCTTCTAATCTTTTTTTATGTTGTGCTTGGATAAGGCGTTCATTTTCAGCCTGCTCATCGGTGATTACACTACCAAATTCTTTACCTAATTGTTTGGCTTCTTTGATCGAGCCAAGAGCTGCCTTACCAGCAGATAAATCTAATTTTGACATTTTAGTATCCTAATCAAACTATGCAAAACGAATCACGCACAAATTCAATCAAGTCACTTTTTCTTTTTGAATATATTGAATAAATCCAAGTTTTTAATTTCTTGGAGTTCTAACAATACATATATGGAGATGGCCAATGAAAGTATTGCTATGCCATATGCGATGTAATCCATGTTAATCGAAATATACCTTTCTTTTTATTGACAATCTAATCAGAAACTAGTATACTTCCTATTCAACTCACTCTATTATTTATATAAAAAAAGAGGTATTAATATGAAAATTTTAGCAGCCAAACTTATTACCGGTGAAGATATTCTAGGTGAACTGGAAGGTGAATCTGAAACAGAAATAGTTTTTATCAATCCAGTATCCATTGCGGTTGTTCGTGGTAAAGATGGAACACCAAATGTTGGATTCGCACCATTTCCAATTCACGCTCAACAAAAGACCGGTTCATCTATTGCCATTCGTAAGAAACATATTGTATATTCTTATGAACCAGCAGAAGATTTTAAACAAAACTATGATCAAATTTTCGGTACAGGAATTGTTGTGCCAGGACAAAAACAAATTATTACAGGATGAAATCATTCTATACTAATGTTCAAACCTTTGGCAGTAACATACTATACAGAGGTATACAGAACGGAAAAAGGGTGAAGCAGAGAATTGAATATTCTCCTTCACTCTATATTCCATCCAAACGCATCACAAACTTTACATCATTAGATGGTGATTATCTAGATCAAAAAATCTTTGGCACAATGAAAGAAGCCAGAGATTACATTAAACAGTTTGATGGTGTTTCAAATGGTCCTAAAATTTACGGACAAACTCGTTTTGAATATGCCTTTATTGCTGATCAACACAAAGGCATGATTGACTATGATTTCGATAAATTAGAAATTGCAATTATCGATATTGAGGTCGGATCTGAGAATGGTTTTCCTGATCCCTACGAAGCAAACGAACCGATCACAGCAATTGCTATTCACTATATCGATGGACACAAATATGTTTATGGTTGCGGTTCATATGAGAATAATGATCCTGAGAATGTTACATATCATAAATGCAAAGATGAGTGGTCTTTGTGTAAACACTTTCTTAAAATGTGGTCAGAAAAAACACCAGATATCATAACTGGTTGGAATACAAAATTCTTTGATATACCATACTTGATCAATCGATTCAAAAAGATTCTAGGTGATGATGATTGCAAAAAGTTATCACCTTGGAACAGAATCAATGAAAGAACTACTGTAATTAATGGCAGACAATTGATTGCATACGAATTGGTTGGTCTTGCTTCACTTGACTATATTGAATTGTACAAATGGTATGCGCCAGGCGGCAAGTCACAAGAGTCCTATAAACTTGATAATATTGCCAATGTAGAATTGGGTGAAAAGAAAATATCATATGATGAGTATGATAACTTGCACCAATTGTACAAACTCAACTATCAAAAATTTATCGAATATAACATCAAAGACGTTGACCTTATTCTGAAGTTAGAAGATAAGTTAAAGTTGTTGGAGTTGGCAGTAACTCTTGCATATGACACCAAAACAAATTATGAGGATGTATTTGCACAAACTCGTATGTGGGATTCTCTAACATATTCTTATTTGTTGGAGAAAAAAATTATTGTTCCACCAAGAATCGTTAAAGATAAAGATTCTGCATTTGAGGGTGCATATGTCAAAGAACCACAAACAGGATTGCACAAGTGGGTTGCTAGCTTTGACCTAAATTCACTTTACCCCCACCTTATGATGCAGTATTCCATAAGTCCTGAAAATCTTGTAGAAAGAAGTTATATATCTGAAAGAAAACGCAAATTACTTGAAGAATTGAGACTTAGAAATACTAAATAAGTAGATGTGGTTACTTATTTGGAGAATCTATGAAATACAATATCACGAAGGATAAACTATATGAGTTGTTTATTACCAAAAATATGAGGCGTAGTGAAGTTGCTGAATATTTTGGTTGTTCGGATGCCAATATCAAAAAACACCTACAAAAATTTGATATAAAGAAACCTTTTGTTTTAGAATGTCAAAATAAAGAACGCAAAGCCAAAGTAGAATGTTTGCATTGTGCTAAAGAATATGAAACACAGAAGTTTAGAACTGAAAGTGAAAAGTATGATTCCAAATATTGTAGTTATTCATGTGCTCAAAGAAGTCGTTATCTAGGTGAAGAACATAAACGAAGAATTAGAAATGAAATTGCGGCAAGACGCAGAGCAAGAATACGGAATCAAACTCCCGAATTAACTAATGAAGAAAAAATAAAAATTCAAGAATTTTATTTAATTTGTCCTAAGGGGCACGAAGTAGACCATATTCAACCAATTGCAAAAGGTGGTTTACATCATCCTGATAATTTGCAAATATTGACTGTAACGGAAAATAGAAAGAAGTGGTGTAAATAATGTTTCGTAATGTAAAAGAATTAACAACTGAAGAAATTCAAAAAGAACTTCAGTCTATTGTATTGTTTGAACAACAAATCGATAAAGTCAATGTTAATAGTTTATTGGACAAAACAGTTGATACATCTTTTCTTGGACCTATGCATTGTACTCTCACACCCAACGGTCAGCTCTTCAGGACTGACTTCCAAGGTTTCCTGCCTAAGATGATGGAAGAAATGTATCAAGACCGTAAAAAGTTTAAAAAGTTTATGTTGTCTGCACAACAAGAATATCAAAACGAAACAGATACAGAAAAGAAAAAAGAACTAGAAAAGAAAATTGCTAAGTATAACAATATTCAATTAGCTAAAAAAGTTTCATTGAACTCCGCTTACGGTGCTCTTGGCTCACAATATTTTAGATTCTATGATTTGCGTATGGCACTTGCAGTCACATTGGCTGGACAATTATCGATTCGTTGGATTGAAAATAAGTTAAATGAATATCTCAATAAACTACTAAAAACGGAAGAAGATTATGTCATTGCGTCCGATACTGATTCGATTTATCTCAATCTTGCATCACTGGTGGATACTGTCTTTCAGTCTGGAAGCGAAGATCATGCGAAAATCATCTCCTTCATGGACAAGGTCTGTGAAGATAAAATTCAGCCGTACATTGACAAGAGTTATCAGGAACTTGCTGATTATATCCATGCGTATCAACAGAAAATGGAAATGAAGCGAGAAGCACTTGCAAGTAGAGGTTTGTGGACTGCCAAGAAACGATATGTATTGAATGTATATAATAATGAAGGTGTGCAATACAAAGAACCAAAGATGAAAGTTATGGGTTTGGAAATGGTAAAATCTTCCACACCAGCCATCATTCGTGAGAGAATGAAAGAAACGATTAAACTAATTATAACGGGCACCGAAACTGAGTTGCACAACTATATTGAAGATTTCAGAAAACACTTTAATGGTTTGCCGGCAGAAGAAGTATCTTTTCCAAGAGGATGTAATGGTCTAAGTAATTACTCGGATCCACTTACACTATATAAGAAAGGAACACCCATTCATGTTAAGGGTGCGATACTCTACAATCACTATCTAAAAGAAAAGAAACTAACGAAGAAATATCCGTTTGTTCAAGATGGTGATAAATTGAAATTCACATATCTAAAAATGCCAAATCCATTTAAAGATACTGTGATTTCTTATCCTTCAAGATTGCCTCCTGAATTTGGTTTACAGGAATTCATTGATTATGAATTGCAATTTGAAAAAACATTCTTAGAACCAATTAAAACAATTTTGGACCTTGTCGGTTGGACAGTAGAGAAAACTAATTCTTTAGAGGACTTTTTCTCATGATTCTTTTAACATTTGCAACCGCAATTGCTCTTTCTGTAATTGCTGCATACTATTCAATTATTGGTCTAGCTGCCATCTTTACAGGTGCATTTTGGCCTATTGTTATTATGGGATCGGTGTTAGAAGCTAGTAAACTAGTTACTGCATCTTGGTTGTATAGAAATTGGATCATATGTCCAAGACTTCTTAAAGCATACCTGACATCTGCTGTGGTCATTCTTATGATAATCACCAGCATGGGTATTTTTGGTTTCTTATCTAAAGCACACATTGATTCTACTTTAACGGCAGGTGCAAATTCTGTTGAAATAAGGACACTCAATCAACAAGAGAAAATTGTAAAAGAGAGATTAGAATATCTATTGAAACGTGCCGGTGATCCCGAAACTGCATCAGCAAGAATAGATAGACAGATTCAGGATTCACAAAAAGAATTGGCTGAAATCAATAGAAGAAGATTGCCATTATTACAAGAAGAAACTAAATTACTTGCCGAAGTTGGTCCAATAAAATATATTGGTGATTTGGTATATGGTACAGATGATGCCAATGCCATAGATAAGGCAGTTCGTTTGGTAATCATGTTAATTATGGTTGTATTTGACCCGCTGGCTGTGTTATTATTAATTGCTGCGAATATGTCAATGAATCAATCGAAACCGATTAAAGAAAAAACCATACCAGAAAAAAATGATATTGAAATACCAGTTTTTGTACCAGAACCAAAAAAAGAAAATATAGTTGAAATAGAGAAAAATAATTTAGCTGACATAGAAATTGATCCTGTTTCTGGTATCACAATACCACCAATAGGTAAACAAGATGATATGCCAATGGAAAGACCAGGTGATTACATTGCACCACAAGAAGTGAAAACAACACACATTTCTCCTGGTGTATATACAGAAGAACCTGTTAAGAAGTTAGAACCTAAGTATGATTATGATGCTGAATATGCATTTAAAGAAAAACGAAACCGAAAAGATGGATTTGATTGAAAGGTAAATTATGGGAATACTTGATAAAATTAAAAAGAATAGTAGCATCAAAGAATCTGCTATTCTATCGAAATCAAAATTCTTTACTGAGAAAGATATGATTCCCACTTCTGTGCCAATTGTTAATGTGGCACTTAGTGGTAAATTGGATGGTGGTTTAACACCAGGTCTTACAATGTGGGCAGGTCCATCAAAACATTTCAAGACCGCATTTTCGTTATTGATGGCGAAATCTTATTTGGAGAAATATAATGATGCAGCGCTTTTATTCTATGATTCAGAGTTTGGTACTCCTCAATCCTACTTTGACAGCTTTGGTATTGATACTGATCGTGTTCTGCACACTCCTATTACCGATATAGAACAATTAAAGTTTGACATAATGAATCAATTGTCA